GTGTAGGGTTCCTTTTTTAGGCCAGATTAATTATAGTCCTCGTCCTCTTCATACTCGTGTTCTTGTTCTGCTTCTGCGTCTAGATCTTCCACATACTCGGGCTCCTCAAAGGCATCGTCCTCCGTAGCAATGGGAGCCTTTCGTAGGGGGTGATGGGCGTGAATGCTCTTTAGAATCTGAACTTCACGCTCATCGATGGCCCTACGGAGAGCTTCCCGTTCTCGCAAATTTTGTTCGGCTTGACGCTTCACTTCATGTTGGCTAGACCAGACTTTGGCCTTTTCTGCCAAGGTGGGGGCTTTGGTGGGAGCAACCGTTGCTGCTGCACTCGGCTTCGCTCCTCCCTTTGTGGCTCCCAAGGTAGGAAACAGTTCATCACTCTTCAACACATCCGCAATCGTTGTAGGGGCCGTTGAGAGAGCACTGTTTCCCCAGGTCGTCTTTCCCTTTGCTTCTGCTATAAGACGTTCAGCGGGAGTGAGAGCAACGGGAGGAGGCGGGGGCTCGGATACCAGAGGACGGCGTTCCTTTTTACCAAACGCCGGATGGAAATCACGGGAGCCTCCTGCACCTCCAAATGCGGACGAGGCTTGATCGGAATAGTCATGACGTCTCCCTCCACCAAATGCAGCAGAGGCGGTATCTGAGAATTCAGAACGAGACGGTCCTCCTCGGTCTCCACCAAAGGCTTTCGGAAAATGGGTCGAGGGAGGAGGATCGGACCGCTTTGAATGAAAGGCGGATCGTGCTGAATCGGAAAATTCAGTCTTAGGAGATTTCGAAGGACGAGAGGATCCAAAGGCTCTTGAAGCCTGGTCGGAAAACGGAACAGAAGAATTGGAAGTAAAGGAACGCATATCGGAAGAAATTAGAAGGCGGGGTACAGATCCCTTGAAGGACTGTCTATACATCAATTTTTTTGACAAACATGAGACAAAATTGCAAGAAACGCAAAAAACGCAAGAAACGCAAGAAAGCCAAGAAAATCCTACCGTAAAGGATTAAATTACGCCCACCTCTTAGGAGGTGGGCGTAATTTAATCCTTACGTAACCGCAGTATAAAATTAAGCCCTCTACCCAAAGGGTAGAGGGCTTAATTTTATACTCGACGGTACAATTGTACTTGTATATCCAATTACAATTCTAGTTAAGAACAATTATCCGATAAAACAGCAAACACTCTAATGCTTCTTTGTCTTCCGAAACCGATGTTTCGCCGCTGCGGACGAAGAAGAGCATCCAGCCCCTCCACAGGCTTTTTCTCCTGACTTGCTGGAGGATTTCTTACTGGCTTTTAAAGTTCGGACTCGTTTGAACAACCGAGGCTTGGATTTGGGTGTCCTGGGGAGGAAATGTTCCGATTCTCCCGCAGCCAAGGCGGTTACAACTTCCGATTTTTTTACAATTTTCCGAAGATAAGACTCGAGTCCCATTTCCTTTACCGCTTCCGGGGTAAAGATATGTTTGTTGCGTCGTGTTTTATCAGGATAACATCCCCGTGTATGGCTGATGACTTTACGAATAATGTGAATTAGTTCCGGGAATACGGTATCGTCCGAACTGGGTTTGTAAGGAGCGGACCGTTTTTTATCTGTGCCGAACAAGGCAAAGGGTTCAATGGTAATGGAACTGTGCTTGTTCGCCTTGTTGACAGAGTTGGGAGGATTGTCATCGATTAAAAAGGTGTTACAACGGGAAAATCCACTCAGTTCCAAGACATCGTAGATATAGTTGAGATCCTTGGAATGACCATAGTTATTATCCACTACTTCGGCCTCTTCGTCACTGAGAACCATGGAAACTTTCCGATCAGGATGCCCTTTCAACAGGAAGAGATCACGAACTCCTTCCGCATACTCCTTGTCCGATAAGGTCCAAAGACCCACCGTGCAGTGTTTGAAGATATAGGTCAAGAACTCTTTCAAATGAGGACGCAATACAAACAAACTTCCATTCTTAGTTTCATGAATCGCATACTTGGCTTTCTCCGCTTCGGGAAGGGTATCCCACGAGGCGGCACGATACTTATGATCGATAAAATAGACAAGTGTTTCGTCAATGTCTAGAACAACATTCGGCTTTCCGGCCATTCTACTAAAGGAAAAGAAAACTAACTGTCATCAAACATCATCCGTCCTTTCCCTCCTGTAATTTCAAAGACATTCCAGGATTCAGCGTACAGAAGGACAAAGGCTTTCCGACTGATGGTTCGTGGATCGTAGGGAGTGGAGGCGAGTGTCAGGGTCAATACGGGAAGGGAGGCTCGGGTCAGGTTCAGCGTCCCCGCCGGGGCTCCGTAATCAAAGCCTCCAAAGGTGAGATTGTAGATTTCAGCGGGGAGTCCAGCCGAAGTCAGAGTCATCGCCGTCTGCTTCCAATAGGCGGTTGATTCTCGAAAGGTGGCGACGTCCCACGCTTTCACACGGTCCAGATTCGCAATCGTAAGACGAGCCGATGCAATGAACTGATCAGCGTATTGACCGGCATACTTGGAGAAGGATCCGGAAGGAGGACGCAGGGTCAACCGTTGGCCAGCCTGGGTCGACGTCTCGGATCGTACCGCAAACAACAACTGACTGACGGACCCGATGAAATCAACCGCCAAGGGGATCTGAACCGTGGTGGAGTAGGGCGGAGCCGCCGGTACAAACTGATTATCGGCAATGGTGTATTGTTGGAATTGGAGGGTCCGATAGGGGAATCGGAGTGTTTGAGATTTTAGGAACAATTGAACATCGGCGGGAACATAGACTTGGCTTGTTTCCAGAGAGATCCCTATATGTTTCATGACACTTGCGTCAAGGGAGGTTTGACTCGTATCAATGGACCCCCCCTTTGTGCGTTGGATGCGTAAGGGAAGACCCCAAGGTTTCGGCGAAAGACGCCCATCACTGGCTACAATCAGATCGGAAAGAGGCCGAAGAAGAATACGAATGCGAAATCGTTGACCCCGTAGGCAAACACTGGGAAATCCGGGATCGCCAAGGGCCTGCCATCCAAGAAGGGGCAACGGCACTCGTAGTTGAGAAGGACTTGCAGCACGACCAATCCCGAGCGAGGTTGTGTCATCGTAATGACCAATTTCGGCTCCCACAAGAAGGGAGGTTCCGAGAGGGTAGGTGGCAGCCAGTTTCCAATCCAGCATCTCCCCGTAGGCTTCATGGAGAAGAACCTGATCCTGAAAAAACTGGATGCGGTCCAGCATCTGAAATCCAACATCGTTACAGTACCCGTAGGTCACTCCACTTGCATCTGTCACAATCCCTGATCGATTCGCAAGAACAGCGGGGTCCGGCAACCAGGTGGGAAGATCGACCAAAAGGTACAGATTCCGACATAAATCCCCACGATGTTCGTATTCAAATTCAAACCATTTCCCCCATTCGGGGTTGTTCCGAGGCTTTAAAACGTAGATTTCGGAAGAAAACGGAGCGGCCTTGCGATAGACGCTATGAATAAAGGAAACCGTAGGATTTGAGGTAAAAAAGACATCCTTTTTTCCTCGGGCCACAAGTTCAAGAAGTCCACCGGAACGGGACGTCATCTATTCAGGGAAGAGTGTTTGGACTTAGGCCGTCAAACCAAAGGTATTCTCCCCGCAATACGTCGCATAGACGAATCCATCGTCCTCTTTGTAAGAAGCATAGAGTTCCTTCATAAGAAGACTTGCCGTGGGCAATGAGTTTTTAACAAAACAAAAGAGGGCTTGTTCAGACCCGAGTCTCATGCGTGTGCGTATTACATAAATGAATTGACCAAGCGTCATATCTCCTGGAACTAGAAACTTTTGTTTGTCAATCAAGGGAACTGATTTTGTCGTAGCAGCCCGCTCTACAATCACAGGAACACGTCCAGGAAATTTCTCTTGGATTCGCCGTGCTTCCGCAATTCGTGTTTCAAAGGAATGGGTAGATCGGAAACTCATTACCTAGGGGCATGACATTCAATTCTACCGTAAAGTAATCCTTACGGAACCGCTATATAAATTTAAGCCTCCTCTCCTGCGGAGAGGAGGCTTAAATTTATATCCGACGGTATATTTTCCCGAATCATGGTACTGATAAAAATTGAAGCCCCTCTTCCGATTCACTGATACCAGGCCCTTATTTCAACTTTCCAACCTTTCCAAACCTTTTCCAACTTTCCGAAGATGACCGATTTCAAACCTTTCATTCTGGAGGCTCTCGACACGATGCGTCTCGGAGAACTGGCCGCCGAGGGCGGTAAATTTAAGGCCATTGCATATGCAAAGGCTATCAAGGCGATCAAGGGGCTCGCAGGGCCCATCCTGGATGTGGCAGCCGTCAAGGGACTTCCAGGCATCGGCGACAAGATTCACGCAAAGATCGTAGAAATTATTGCAACGGGGGGACTCGCCGCAGCGGAGCGAATGAAGGAGAAGACCGATGTAGGAGCGGTCAAGGCCCTGTTGGATGTTCACGGCATCGGTCCCGTCAAGGCCAAAGCACTTATCAAGGACGGTATCAAGACGATTGAAGAACTTCGTGCGGCAGCCGCCAAGGACCCCAAGCTTCTGACCGATGCCCAGATCTTGGGTCTCAAGTATTACGAGGACGGCAAGGAGCGTATCCCAAGGGCTGAGATGGTCCGCCACGAGGCCTCCCTTCTGGCTGCAATTCCAGCGGCCCTGAAGGGAGCCATTGTGGGGTCCTATCGTCGTGGAGCGGCTGACAGTGGCGATGTGGATATGCTTGTGACCTACGATCCGGCGACCACTGCGAAAGCAGCTACCACGGCCTTTCAGGGCTTTGTCAAGTCTCTCAAGGATTCAGGCACTATTGTGGACACACTCGTCAGCGGACCCAAGAAGTGGATGGGCTATATTCGTCTTGCAGGAGGCAAGGCCCGCCGTCTAGATCTTCTTCTCACCCCTCCTCTGGAGTTTGGCTATGCTGTTCTCTACTTTACGGGATCCGATCGCTTCAACGTAGCGATGAGGGCCTATGCGAATACCAAGGGTCTCACGCTGAATGAGCACGGACTCAAGTTGGAGCCCAAGGCCGGTGTCGCAGGAGTCCTTCCCCCTGCGGAGGACCCCCTTCTCACCGAGGAGGCCATCTTTGCATTCTTGAAACTCACCTATATCCCGCCCACAGAGCGTGTGGATGGCAAACAGATTATACCCCTTGCGTAGAACCAAAAATCAAAAAACCCATAAAAAATCAAAGACATTGCATGTTTTTGATTTTTTTACACAAAGAAACTTATACAGTATCTTTTGTAAGAAGCACCGCATTTGCGGCAATAATAGCCGTGGCTCCCAGTCCTTGAACCAGTGTCGGAATCTCTCCGCTGAACCCCCAGCCCATAGCATAGGCCGCAATAATTCCAAAGAATGAAAGGGCACTAAACACCACCGTAGAAACTTTCGGAATCAGGTAGAACCGAAGAGCGTAGCCTCCAAAGCCAACCAATGCATTAAACAGAAGAATCGTCGAGAGTCCCTTTCCTGTGATAGAAAAGGCCTTGGATCCTACCCATCCTACCAACAGAGCCACAGCGACCCCCAAGGCCCATAGGAGACCACTGCCCCCATACATTTGAACCATCTTCGTCCAGGGTTGGTTTGTGTGATCATCGGGCTGTGTTTTGAACCAGAGATAGATACCCGATTCTGTGACAGCAGCCACCAATGCAGCCGCAATACCGAGAGCGGTCCATTGACTCGTGCTAGGCCGGGCCAGAAGAATGGTGCCGAGAAGAGCCAGGCCGATCCAGGGAAGAGATCGCCACTCCAGCGTCTCGCCAAACAGGGCCGCCGCCCCCAGAATGTTCCAAACAGGATAGGTATAAAACAGGGCCATGGCATTTCCTCCCGCCAACTGTTCAAAGGCCGTATAACTTGAACCAACGTGTAGGAGATTCAGGAGACCCGTGTAAATACTTTCGGCGGAGAAGAGGGTCGCAGCGGCAAGAGGTGATCCTGTGGCTCCTGCCGCCAAGGTTGCCAACACGGCATAGACAATCATACGAAGCCCCGTCTGAAACAAGACAGAGGCATCCACCAATTTGATTAAGGAGGGGTAGGCTGACAAGATAACTTCTGACACAAGTACGAGGGCTTCATTAAGCATTCTACCTTGGTTCATTGAAATTTTTTAGAGAATCAATGTCTGTGTTTATGGTTGCGTCGTGTGGTTCGTCGTTTTCGTAGAGTTCTACGTTTTGTTTTGCGTCGTTTACCTCCAGTGGCACCGGTGTGCCAACAAAGGGAGGAAGATTTACCATTCATATGTGTAGGAGTCGCAACTACAGTTGTTGCAGATGCAGAACCATTCGCAGAAATAGCTAAGGCAGAAGCAGCTCTATTCGCTATAGCAGGAACAAGAGCATCCGGAAATACAACAATCGCACCTCTTGTTTCACATTTTCCAGGCATCATGTCACCGCAGAACACTCTATAACCCAAACTTCGAATACTGCTCACAATATCTTCTTTCAGTTCATCATTCTTTGGAATTTCTTGAATTCCCACAATCTTGAGTGAGGGGACCCTTTCCTTGGCTTGTCGTAAGATTTCCGCAATTTCTACCTTTTCGGAAGCATCGTGATGCCATTTCGCATAGATAGCGTTCAAGGTCGTACCTTCCAGGAAAGTTCTATCATTCTGAATTGTATGCCAGTAATTCAACAGACCGTGTCCCCGTTTTATAAAAAAACTACGCTTTTCATAGGCATTTTCAGAATTATTCAAATCTTCTACAAGCGTAGCAAGAAAAGCTTCGAGACCTGAAATGGGAGATGTTATGCGATACACATCCCCCTCTTTTTCAAGGTGAAAGGACTCGCCACCCACAGTTGTACCTGTAATGGTTCCGTCGCTTGTTATCGTAATCATAGGGGCTAATTCGTTTGGCAGATGAATATTAAACACTCCAAATCGTGGCGTAGAAAGAACATCCTTGGCCTTAATTTTTTCAGGTGAATCCAATGCTTTATCCTTACTATCGATTAGACCACGAAACGAAGCTAGGAGCAGTTCATCCAGTTTTGCTTTGACGCTTTCCGCTTCAAAAAATGGAAGGTATTGGGCAGGCAAAAATTCTGCCCACGTTTGATCTTCCTTGTTTCCGTCCTTTATATTCAATGTACCGTAAGAATTCCCGTCTGCAAAAGTGCTGATAACAAAGGCGTGATCGGGAATGCTTTTTGCCGAGGTAGTAGGAGTCATATCGTCTTTTTCAACCAGCATTCCATCGGCATTGAGTACATAGGCTGTCGTACGGTAAGCCTCATTCATTTCATGATTGAACGAAAATACATGATCAATCACCGCCTTGATAGGTTTAAAGGACTTTTGTAATTGGGCGGTATGACAGGCTCTCATTTTATTTGACGTGGATACATCCGAAATTTTCCCACGGATCACGACGGGTCTCTCGGTAACGATTTCACCCGAATCGCTTGCGTCTTCCTTCGAAAAAGCACGAAGATGACTTCCTTCACGAATCTCAAATTGTGTATTGGCATCCATCATAAGAATAATTTTTGTACCAGGATTATTTTCTACAATCGTAAGAATTCCAGACAACTGACCCTTCAAGTTTGGAGATTTGGTATCACCCTTTTTATAGTCTTTCAAATGGGCGGAAATATAGATTGTATTATCCGTAGGATCCCGTACAACGACTGTATCGCATCCCATGCTGACTAAGTTAACTCCACCTAAGAACGCATCCCCATTTTTCACATGCTCCATAAATCTAGAATAGAGGTTTATTTTTGTTCTCGGCGGTATGCGGTCTAGAGCCAACCTAGGATTCCATGTCTAGAATAAATGGCTCTCCCGTTTCCTCTTTTGAAAGCCGGGTCCGGGAACGACTTTCAAGTCGTTCCGAAAGCCCTTCCTACTACATTTGCTACAATGGAGAAGCCTCGTGTCTTCCTAACCACGGTTCGCATTCCCGATGATCATATCTGGGCCAATGGCCTTTTCCAAAACGTCTATGTGATTTACAAGATGTTGGATGCGATGGGACTGGAACCCTGGCTTCTGGTAGACAATAATGAAAACAACAAGGATGCGAAACTTCATACATCTTTCCGATTGACTGATTTCAAGACCTATATTCAAAATCCATTCCGGATTGTGAGTTATATAGAGATGGGAATGAGTTGCGATCCGAGCATTCGTAAGTTTTTCCGATCGATGGGTGCCAAAACTTCCAAACTCTATCTTGGAAATATTCTTAACATTGACATTGAGACAATCACGTATTATCACGGAGTGAATTTTAGTCATCACGTAGCAGGAGAACTGGACGAAATCTGGACCTCTCCCCATTACGATCTTCACGCCGACTATACGGGAAGCATAAATGGCATGTGTGGGAAAACCAGGATTGCTCCCTACGTCTGGGACCCCATGTTTATTGCGGAACTAGGACACGTGTATGATGCGACAGGACTTATATCCGAGTCCCCCCGTAAATTCATCATCATGGAACCCAATATCAGTTTCCAAAAGAATGCATTGATTCCGATTCTAGCTCTGGAAGCCTATTACCGAGACCATTCGGGCCGCATCGATCAAATCGTAGCCATCAACGGCCAAAAATTTAAAGACAATGCCTATTTTACAGCATCGATTGCTCCAAGCCTTCTTCTTCTGAAACACAACAAACTTCAATTGATGCCTCGGGCCCACATGATTAATGCGGCTCGTGTCTTTAAGGATGCTATCATTGTCCAACACCAAGTCAACAACGAGTATAATTACAGTTTCCTCGAGTGGATTACGATGGGATTTCCTGTCGTTCATAATGTGTCACGATTCAAGGACTTTGGGTATTATTACGAAGGCAATGATTTCATGGCGGCCAAGAAGCAGATTGAACAGATTGTGGAACATCACGAGAAAAACAAGGAGTCCTACAAAGCCCATGCGACACAACTGACCTGGAGATTTAGCCCCTACAATCCAGAAAATATTACAGCATGGAAGTCCCTCGTTCTGGAAAAATAGATGGACTGCCGAGTACAATTCAAAACCGCCATAGATGACAGTTTTGAATTTCAAATTGGTCTAAACCTGTCTTTTCCTAACTTTGTAGAGTATGAAAGTCGGCGTAACGGTACGATTCCAAAATAGTTATTTCAGTGGGAGTATTCCTCAGGTTAGTATAGCCATTGCAAAGGCTCTCCAGATCGCAGGACATGACGTCACGCTGTTCTATCCCAAGGGAGAGGCCTCTTGGTTTATTGATCTGGAGGGATACGATGCGGCACCTCGTAAAGCATGGCCCCCTGAATCGAGCGATCCGAAACTGGATACCTTGATAGAAGTGGTATGGGCTCTTCCTCCCCACGAACGTCTGACCGCTGCTAAGAATGTCATTGGGTTCATTCATCATCCTCCCCTGTTTCATGACATGGAATCCTGTGTCTACTCTTGGAATCCGACCCAGCGGTCCTTCGAGAATCTCTCTGCCCTGTGGACCTACGACCACTACTCCAAGGAGGATGTGCAGTATCTTTCGTTTCTTTCAGGGGCCCCTGTAATACAGCTTCCGTATGTATGGAATCCTGATTGCATTGATCTCTTTCTTCGACAAAATTCTATTCCTGAATGGCAGGAGTCGGCGAAACGAGTGGAGACTATGATTCCGCCTGGAAATCCGCCCACTCTTTCATGGTGTGCTCGTATTGTGGAAAGTAATTTCAGCAACACGAGCCACTGCGTCATTCCTCTCAATATCGTAAGCAACATTCGGTCCAGTGGAGACCCGATTCGTTGTACGGTTCATAATGGAGAGCAAACGTACAAGAGCGATTTTTTTAAGACGAATATTGCTAAAAATCTGCTCCTTCCTGACATCAGTGGAAATATGGTTCCGAGGGTTCGCTTGCCGGATCTGCGTCGTGAGAAAACCATCTTTATCGCACATCAGCGATTTCGCCCTCTCAAATCCTTCCTTCTGGACGCCCTGTACATGGGGATTCCCATGATTCATAATTGTACAATGCTTAAATTTATGGGAGCCCCTTACTTTTATGAATTGAATCAGATTCAACAAGCTGTTGCGTCTTGGAAACAGTGTCGGTCTGACTATGAAACGTCGTCTGGATTCTTTGATCCCAAGAAGACCATTATTCGCAAGTCTCTCTTGCGATCTACCTTTTCTCCCCAGTCCCTTTCTTCCAAATACGGGGCAGCCTTGACGACCCCTATGACTCTCGCAAAACAACCGGTTCTGAGTCTGAAATCTGCGACTCCGACGGAACTTCGTGTCGCCTTTTGCGAAATGTGGGACCAGTTTCAGCCCAAGTACAACTTTTTCCTACTTCTCCTCACGTGGGTTGGACAGCAGAACGGCATCCGTGTTGTCCATGATGATGTTTCACCCAATCTTGTATTTTACGGCCCGTATAGCAACGGAGGGGAAGCCAAGTACCCAGGGGTTCCCAAAGTCTTTTTTACGGGGGAAAATCTACCTC